GTCTATTCTCCTCTTTTACACACGTTTGGTGACGTAGGCTTAGCATGTCTACTTTCCTAAAGACTTCTTTCAAAAGGAGTTAGTAAACCAGCTCTTTATGCTCAGACAGACTCGCCCCGGGACCTTACCCACCTCCTCACTGTCGTTATTTTACAGCGAGGCAAGAGGGAAGAACCCTGTAGCCCACGTTCACTGGTTGACCCAGTGGGGTGGTGGACCTGGGGGAGGACGGGAAAATCTGAGTAGGATTTGAGACTGCACTTTATTAATTGCCTTCCTGGCGGAGGAAGTGTAATGTTGGTCACCTCGCTACCGGTACTCTCTTAAGCTCACTGCAATCGTAGCAGGAAGCCTGGAGGGTCGGTTCAGAGCGAGTTCTTAGCTATGTCCGTTCGCGAATAACAAAAACTTAACCCTTACCATGAAAACTAATCTAACACTTTTACATACAGTAAAGTTGCTAGGCAAGCATTCATTGCAAGTGGTCAAGTTGCTAACGCTCTCTCGAGAATCGAACTCGAGAACTCTTCTGCCTGCTATGGCTAAGGCGAATAGCCTAAGTCTTAGTAGAACAGAAGGGTTGAGAGTACGGGTACGAATTACTTCAAACTTTTTAAATTCGATCCTAAAGATCTCTCGACATCACGGAATTGCTTATACCTTGAGGTGGGTAAAGGCAAATCATGTGGCGTTGCAGAAATATTTAGCAGGCGATAGGTTAAAAAGCTTGAGATCCTTGGAACCTACATTACCCCTTCCTCGATTAATTAACGGTTGCCCTGCTATTATTAATAAGCAGGACCGGAAATTAATGAGGGAGGGCCATGTGGGGATTCAGAGGTATTGGTTGACCCACTTAAGTCTTTATAGGATCTGATCAGGTCCTCCAAAGGCTAAGGTGGAGACTATATACGCTCCTTTTCAAGGATGTATGGATTATCTCCTTGATTTGATCTCACTTACACGCCTCCCTAGTATGAATCCATTTTTGGTACTATCTCCGCCAAAGGCGGAGTTAGCTCCATATAGGATGATACTGTCTCACAAAGCTAGTCCGTCTAACAGTTCCTCCTTCCAGGGACTGATAACAGACTATTTTTTAATGAGATATGGAGGTACGTTCGCAGAAGGCGAACCTACACGTGAGTGAGGTCATCTTCAATCTTACCTTTCTTTATTAAAGGAGAATAAATTCCCTTTGAGCAGGTTCTTTCACCTTCTTGATGGGCTTAAGCAACTTGGTCTTTCGGCTCTTGACGAGCCGGATGCCAGACTGCCAAAAAAACTAAGTTTAACAGGATCTGGTTTATCCCAGTTCGCTATTAAATTAGAGCCCGCTGGAAAGGTGCGAGTATTTGCTCTACTTGATTCTATCTCCCAGAGTACTTTACAACCTCTTCATGATTATCTGTTCTCTGTCCTTCGGTTAATCCCGAATGATGGAACTTTTGATCAAGACGCGGCTGTAGAGCGCGCTGCGATTAAGCATCAAGTTAGTGGGATTTCATTCTCTTTTGATCTCTCTTCCGCCACTGACCGTTTACCTAGGAAACTAACAGCCGCTATTTTAGAAGCGATGGTTGGTATCCCAGGATATGGGGTGGCGTGGGAGAATCTTATAGCAGATCGGGCATTTTCTTTTTCTAATTCGATAAAGAAGAAATTTCCTGATTTGCTTGAAGATCAAGGTAATGAATATTTCTATTCTGTGGGACAACCCATGGGAGGATTATCGTCTTGAGCCGGGTTAGCAATTACTCACCATTGGATTCTTCAATACTGCTCTCATAAGCGGATTTGAGAGGACCAGTATGAAATCCTTGGTGATGACATTGTGATATTCGACGAGGGACTGGCCACTCGTTACCTGGAAGTGATGGAAAAGTTAGGAGTTGAGATTAATTCCTCAAAATCTATCAATTCGTCACGTAAGGGTTTCGAGTTCGCTAAGAGGACCTTCATTAACGGTGTTAATGTTAGTGCTGTGTCTCTCCTACAGATTTTATCGTCTGTCGGGCTCAATGCGCGCGTCGCGGATGCGCACGGTTGAGTAAAAAGAGGCTTAGTTGCTAATGTTAGCCACCTAGGTGCTTTATTAAGTCCTAGATTCGACCTACAAGCTTTTCGAGACTTGTATAAAGTCGGTCTAGGGGCACTTAGTTTCCTTAATCTATTGCAATCTTCTAATGCAATAGAGTTGAGGATAGTATTGGAATCGTTGGTCAATCCTCGTTACGAGGATTTCGACTGAGAGAAATCAAAATTTGATCTCCCTTTACGAACCATACTTAAGTACTGTTTAGAAGTTCTTTCTGGGTCTAATCCATCCTACCCTTTTTCGAAAGAAAAAGACCGGAATGAAATATACCGAGAGATAGAACCGGGTCTTGCGGCGGTGATCCTTCAGGAGAGTCTCTCAAAAATAAAGCTTCTAGCTTCAGATTATGATAGACTTCTCCGAAAAGGAGGTACTCAATTAATCTCTGGGAAACCTTCTGGGCTTTTAAAAGCTCAGTTGACAGGTTTCTTTCAAGATTTAATTGAGAACGTATCGTCGATGGACCCTGTTGTCGAAGCCTCTCGTGTTGAGAGTCTTTTATATGACCACGCTAAGTGGCAACATATATCCATCCCTGAGGCATTAAAAACCTTAGAGGATGTCGACAATATGGTTTTCCAATATACTTTTAAGACATCAGTTTCTCGCGTTAAGTATGTACGTGAGTCTTCTGAGGTTTTACAAGCATTGCGGAAAAACCAGGGGTTAATTCTCATTCCATACTGACAAGTACCCGTCTCAGTTTAGCAACTTACGCTACTATAATGAGGCTTGCCTAAGTCGAGTTTGCGATAAGATTTTATCGACTCGTAAGG